CCAAATCCGACAGCCTGATAAGTGAAATTTCTATCAATCGAAGCATTTGATGAATTTTTAAAATGAACAGTAAATCCTGTACCACTAATATTAGATAACTCAAAGAAGTCACCACTTGCCATATTCTGTGCAGTTATTCCAACTGAAGGTAAATTTGAATTTACTCCACCAATACTAGAAGTTCCAGTAAAGAAGGCATGGTCAAATGTAATAGCTTTTGCCCCTGCTCCAGAAGCAATGGTTGTTGTACTCTGTTCAGTTCTTCTTTGGAACGATGCCGTATAACCTAGTTGAAATACTCTTATATCTTGGTCAGGGCTATCACTTGTTAAATTAACTTTAAATTTAAAACCTCTACCTTTATAAGTTCCGTTAGCAAATGTTTGGAACGCACTGTAAGTAGGTGATCCAGAAGAAGGATCATCTTGCGTAACCGCAACTAACATTTCAGCGTTAACTTCTGTAGCAGTATCTCCATCAAAGTTACCAGCACCTTCTAAAGGAAAGGCATTTGTTCTTGAATCAAATAAATCTGATGGGAAAAATGCTTCTGTTAAAAAATGTCGTTTTAAATCAAGACTAAATACACTACCTAAATCCAAGAAGGCTGTACCAGGAGCACCTCCAAACTCGTATGTACCTAAAGGTTTAATTCCACCTATATCGTCTATCGAAGCAACAACTGGATCATCAATCCCAGTTCCAATCGTAACTCCAATATCGTCAAATTGCCCTGCACCAATTAAATTAAGAGAATTAGTTATGGCATCAAAAGCAACGTCTGTTTTTGTTCCTTGAAACTTTGGAGTGTCTAAATCTTCTCTTCTTGTTAAAGCTACTAAAGGTGCAAGATTATCAGGTAAATCTATTACAACGCTTGCTTCTCCTGCACTAAATCTACCTCCATCATCTTGAAATTTTAAAATATATTCTCCTTCAAGTAATGGAACAACGGCTTCTGTGGTATTACCAGCTAATGCTTTTACTAAATCAGTAGCATTTGAAAATGTTCCCGTTCCATCAGTTTTTGAAGAATGTCTTACATAAACACGACCACCATGAGTAACGTCTAAATCTGTTGATAAATTCCAACGTAATCTTACTTGATTAGAATTTATTGGTTCGCCTGTCAATCCAGTTACATCACCAGGGAGAGCAGTTTTTCCCTCGGCAACAAAGGTAAAAGTAGTAGGTTGTGCTGAAGTATCAAGTGCTGCGTTTACACTAAATAATTCAAAGTTATAAGTACCTTCTAATGAATCTAGTATTTGAACTTCGGGGCTTCTTGTTTTTACACTAGTAAAATTGCCATTATCTTTCTGATAGCGTAATTCATACTCAATGGCTTTTGGAACAGAGTTAAAACTTATATTTAACCTTGTTCTCGCTCTATTAGCCTGTACAAAAAATTCTTCGGTAACAACAGGGGCAGAAGGAGAAGGAACAGGTTCATTTAATATCGTTATATTGCGAACAGGTAATGGGGATCCATCTTCTATAAATGCAAACTTTCCTGAGTTATAGGCCGTTCCAACAATCGCATAGTTATCCTTATCTTCAGTTACACTTACAACCCTCCATTGAGTAGTTTGTAGAGTTGTATTTTCAAGAATCCAAACACTATTTCTATTGGGAGCAGAAGAAAAAGCAGATGATACAGTAATTACAGCACCAGAAATATTGCTTACATCTCGTTTTTCTACAGTGCCATCAGGCATAACAACACTTATTGTTGCGTTGTTTGTGACATCCAGATCGGTGTCTGCTGTGTTATCAACAGTAATAGCTGTAGTTGTCGCGGAACTAATTCGACCACCTCGCCTAACCCCTGCTCTCACTGGATCGCTTACTTCAATTACTTGCCCAGGTCTAACAACTACACCCTCTCCTATTCCTGTAGTAAAACTGATTGTTTCAGTAGAGTGTTGTTCTTCAAATAAAACAAACCTTCCCAGCCTTCTAGCCTGATTTCTAGAAGTACAGGCAAAACCTGTTAACTGTTTTTCAATAATTCCATATTTATTTTTAGCAGCAGTATCTTCAACAGTTTCCATGTCTAGTTCCTGATTCTCCATACTAAAATAAGAAACAGATACTACAGTCGATCTTGCTTTTAGACTTGTACCTGAGTATATAAATCCTTCAGAAGTTACATTGGACAGATTGAACAAATAACTAGCGTCTGTAGGTCTATCTTGAGAAAGCGTTAAAGATCCTGCACTCCAAAATGTCATAGCCCTCATCACTGAACTGAGAGCCATTATCGTTTTATAAGCATCTTCTCTTTTATTTAAAACTACATTACAGCTAAATCTAGGTTCTTGCCCTCCTTGACCATCATCAACCAATGCAGAAGCATAAACCGAAGCACTATAAAAAGAATATTTGTCTAACTGAGCTTCAGTAATATGTTCTCCTAATCCGTATCTACTATTTGTTATAAGATCAAACAAAATCCATGCAGGGTCAGAGCACCAATGTGTAGTTGTAGTAAGCGTTCCATTAAAAGTTCCGCTATAGGTTAATCTTCCGTTGGTTTGATCTACTGTTGCATTATGTGGAATTTTAATTTTAATTCCTCGAATCTTGTAAGAACGTCTTGGAATACTAGGAAATTGTTCTGCGTCAAAACGAAAATAAGTATGGGCTAAATTTGGATATGGCCTTTGTTCATCTATTATCTTTGTAAATGATGACCAACTAAATTTGTCAGTTATTCTGTCACTATCGGTATCGGCACTGTCTCTGCCAACTGTTACTTGAATAGGAAAAACTGTATTTTCTCTTAAAGTAATTCTAAAATCCCTGCTATACGCACTTCTTGACTGACCTTGAATACTAAATTCTGACGCAGGGCCAAGTAGTTGACCAAAGATTCCACCAGGTTGCGTACCTGTAATAATATTTTTATCAAAACGATGTGTAGTTCCATCATTTTCAGTAATCAATATGAAGGTATCAACTCTAACTCCTACGTTTTCTCCATCATCATTTATAGATGCTAACCCATTAAAACGTATTGTAACTCTAATTGCATCAATACTAGAGTCAGTTATTGTTCTGGTAACCGATGCTGCATTAGTAACTGGTGCATTTACAGCAACTTCTGACTCTATTTCACTAATGGCTGGTATAAAAGTTTGATTTGCCGTTCCAAAACGAGGTTTAAAAATTACTCTTTGAAAATTAAAATCTGCATCTACAATATTGTTCGAGTCGGCACTTGGTCTTACAACAGGTGTTTTGTCTAAGAAAATGTCTTTTAAAGCTGCAAAGTTATAAGCGTCAGTACCCTTAGTAAGCCCTGCTGCGGAAGGAAAACCTTCAATTTCACCTTCACTTAAAACTTCTACAATATTTATTGCTTGTCTACTTTGTATCGAACCATAACTTACGGTAACAGTACCGCCACCACCTCCAAACCATTTAAAGGGGTTTAGTTGGATCTCTTTTGGTCCTGCCCCAAAATCAACTCCTGGTATTTTAAACATTAGGTGTCTCCTGAGAAATCTTCCGTGTCAATTCCTGCTGATACAATTACAGATCCAGTAATTACTTCACCGTAGACTACTGGAATAGATACTCCAGCCCGTATCGTGTTTAAAATTCCATTAAAGGTAAAACTATTTGGATCGTCATTAGCAGTGTTATTTTGTACAGGGGTTAACATTTCTGCTGCACCTGATAAAGCCAAATAAATACCAAGATTTCCTGCTGCTGCTAATAAGCTTGTTCCTAATGTTGCCGTAGTTCCAGCAGTTAGACCAAATCCAAGTCCACCTCCTGCACCAAACGCAACTCCAGCAGCACCTCCAGTTACTACAACTGCACCAATAAGCAAAGCTCCTGCTAAGAATTTTCCAATACCTCTAGCACCTACAGCTACAGGAACTATTTTTATTTCTTGTTGACCAACAGGATAATCTAATTCTTTATCATTTATTTGATAATTTCCAATTTTTACACAATAATATTGTTCTATCATGTGTGATTCTAAATCAGGAAAATTAGCAGTTAAAAACCTAATAGCATCTACTGGTGAACGTATTTCAGCTTCAAAATTATTTTCTCCCAAAAAACGAGCTAATCTCCCGTAAACTTTTATTTTACTGAGCATAGCGATACCTCTTCTTTGTACATTCTATCCATTTTTCATCATAAGTTTCTCTGGAACTGAGTCTTTTCACACAATGTTGAAGGATAGTTTGATCTCCTACATATAAAGCCACATGATCCAACTTACCTGTATTAGTCGTATCCATAAGCAAAACATCTCCAACCTCTGTCTCATTATTCTCATCTATCTCTACAAAACCTACTTTGGGTAAACCATATTCAAATAAAGGGGATTCAGAAAATTCTTTTGGGCTTTTAGGTCTTTTCCAATGTTTTATAATTATATTTTTCTTTTGTTTATACCAATCAGTAATTAAACTCCAGCAATCTTGAATATCCCATACCCATTCCCTACCAATCAATCCTTTTTTATACCCAGAAGGTTCAAAATAATACCAATCTGATGTCTCTGGAGTGACAATATGAAAAGGTAAATCTAAATATTCACAACTGGCAAGATCAGCCTGACTAGGTGTAGGGGGATGATCTGGATGACTGTGAAATACAGCTACAATTTCGCCCTGATCTTCTGCATTTATCCAATCATCAGGATCTACAATAAATTGATCTTCTAAATCTTCAGCAAGATTTTTGCAGGGGAAATATTTTTCTTTTCCTTTATAAACAGCTACTAAACCACAGGCTTCATGCGGTGCATCCTTTTTTGCGTGTTGTAAAGCAATGTCTTTCCAAGTCACGATAAAAAGCCTCCAATTCCAGGAAATAAATCTTTAGTTGCTATTCGCTTCGGTAATTTTACGTTTACTAAATCTAAAGCAGATTGAGCCTCCCATGTAACTACATTTCTATTTTCAGTAACTTTACGATCTAGGAAATATATTTCCTGCGGAAACTCTGCTGTTGGATCAGGTGTTCCATAAGGATTGGTTTGTGTAGTAGAAGATGAAGTTGTCTGCTGCTGAATTGTATTTGGATTATTCATTGTAATCGTATTACCCATTCCATTGCCATGAACTGTGCAATAATATCTCAAATCATTTGGAGCAGTTGGATAAGCTGGAGAATAAGTCACTGTAGCTCCTGCATTTCCAGCAGTTCCAGATACAGTTGTTGTTTGTGCTCCTCCAGCGTCAGATTTTATTGCTAAAGGGTGTCCACTATTTGTAGCATCTGATTGATCAAAAATATAAGTAGAACCACGTTTCATTGTAATAACAGGATTATTTACACCATTTATTCGAAAAATATTTCCACTTCCAGGATTATGAACAGTAACAGTATAAGTCACAGTTTCCCCGTCAGCAGGGTCGGCTACGGTAGTTGTTGAAGTGCTGGTGACTGTCTCTGGAGCGAAATTAACAGCATCTAAAAAACGTGCCAAAGTTCTTATTCTTGTAAATTTTGCCCCGTTAAGATCGTTACCGATAGTTGTTGTATTAATATCCTGCATTATTGCTGTTATCGTTCCAAAAATATTACTCACCGCAATCGTTGGTCTAGGTAAAGTCCCTGTTGAACCAAATTCAAAACCAGTGCATTCAATAGGGAATCTTAAATATGAGTTGCCAGCCCATACAACTTCTCCATCTGCGTTCATATTTGCACCATTATGAAAACGATATATGGTGTTTGAACCATGTAGTGCTGTATTTAATTCAATCGTAAAAAGCTCAATGATTGAACCAGGATTTATCTCTTGTAGTGCAGAAGTTGGAATTGCCATTAGGGTTCAAATACCTGTTCAAAAGTGGCTGTTACTCTGTTTCGGTTAATTTCAAATATTTCTTTGGAAAAACTTCTACAAATCCATTTAAAAGTTGTGGTTGTATCAGGAGGAGACCAATCGAATGATGTGCCATTTTTAGCTTCATTCTCTAAAAATGTTTCTATTTCAGTAGCATCTTCATCATCAACATTAAAAGTAAGACTCCAAACTTTAGGATCTTGATTTAGGCCAAAAGAAGTTCTTTGTTGATAACCGTCACCAAATTGCGTTACACGTTGGCGGGGTTGACTACGTTTTGTGGCAGAGTATTGAGGATTATAATCAGGAAAAGTAGCCATTATCTATTTAGTAAACCTCCAGGTCTTTGCTGCTTAACAAGCTCTCCTTGAACAGCAACAGCTATTAGTGTGCCAAGTTCCTGTCCTCCAGCATCATCGCCTTGAACATCTGAACCTGATGCGTCTACATTAACAACAACACTCGTACTACCGCCACCTTTAAGTTTATCATTTGGTACAACTGTTCCAGAAGATTTTGGTACGAATAGCTCTGGTCCTTTTTCTCCAACTATAAACGATTTTCCTCCTGCTGCTCTACCTCCGTTAGCTAACAATCCTCCAGTTAAGAAACCTAATATACCTCCTCCCTTTTTGCCTCCTGCACCGAGAACATCTCCAAATAGTGCTTGATTTAGTGCTACGTCTAAGAATTTGTTAGCAACATTGTTGAGTAGATCACTAAGAGTAGAAGTTCCTTTTATCAACCCTGCTATACCATCTTTTATATCTGTTCCGATGCTTTGGTTTATGCTTTCAAAAGCATCTCTTACCGCTTTAGCATTTTTAGCTTGTTCTTTTAACTGCCTATTGTTTTCTACGGCACTTGTTATTCTATCTCGTTCTGCTTTCTCTAACTTGTCAAAGTCCTGCCCCATTTCTTCAGCGAGAGTTCTACTGGCTTGTTCGATTAGAAATTCTTTTTCTTTGCCAGCAATAATAGCCTCGTTTAACTTGTTTTCTTTATCCAGTCCCGATAAGCCATCAGTAATTAAGTCGTTTAAATTTTTCTTTTTCTCTACGCTTTTCTCTTCCAAAAGTAACTTTTTAGCAATCTCTAGTCTTTCTGCTTTAGCAGCGTTTAAATCTCTAGTTTTTTGCTTAGTTGCTGCTGCTCCTCTTACTTTTCTATTCTGTATGCCTTCTATTTTTTGATTTACAGCAGAAAATGCAGGATTATCTGGATTTTCTCTTATAAATTTTCTAGCTTCACCTGGTTTTATAAATGTTTCTTGTACTTTTTCAGTTGCTTGGTTAAGCAATTTAGCTACTGCTGCCTGTACTTTTGTAAAGAAGAGCGTGACTCTATTCCCTAATTCTTGGAATGTTTCGCCGAACTTTCTTAACTCTTCCGCTTTATCTGCACCTATCTTTTCGCCTAACATTTCTAAAGCTGCGTTAAAGGCAGCTTGTTTGCCTTGATTTTTCTCAATTAACTGGAGTCGTTTTTCTTCTATTGTTCCTGCTATGCCCATTGCCTGTGACATAGCGGAGATGTTTGGATTTAGGCGGTTCATAGCCTGTCCAAGTTCGCCTATGCCGTTGATTACGTTTTGGATTGCTTGGACTGCTGCTGTGGCTGCGATACCTCCTGCAAAACCACCCATCTGGCCGAACATTCCACCAATACCACCGCCTAAAGCTCCTGCTGCTGCTACCCCTGGACCTTGACCAAATAACAGAGGAAAACCACCACTAATAAGAGCACTACCAAAATCAAAACCCCTAGTTGGATTTATTCCTGGTATTTTGGCTAACCCACTGACAAGAGGGTTATTCATAAATGTCCTTTTACCTCCAGCGTCACGAGACTGTCTATCAGATAATCTGGTAAAAGGTCCTTGAGCAGTGGATTCTTGGACAGTCAGCTTATTGGCCTGTAATCTTTCTTTGTTTTGAAGTTGTAATAACTTTAATTTGCTTTCTTCTTTTGCTATGCTCCTTCCTATTTCTCTGTTTATTCGCTTGATCGTTCCAAATTCCTTACGATTTTGAGCATCTACAAGCTCGCCCATTTTTACTCGTAATTTATCTGTATTTACTCCTTTAGCCTCTAACTCTCTTAGCTTCAATTCTATGCGTAATCTTTTTTCAGACTGCTTAGTGATAGTGTCGATACTCATTGCTGCCTGACCAGCACCTTTAGTAGGAGCCATTTGAGGTCCAAACTGTGCAGCAGTAAATCCTGTAGGTGCTCCCTTTAAGAATTTTGCTCTTTTTTCTACCTCGGTAGTTATACCTCTCTCTTCTTTTAACCTTAATTGCGTCTGTTTTATCTCCTTATCTGCTAAGAGTATCTTGTTTTTAGCTAAATCAAGGTTATCCTGCTCTGTTAAATTCTCTACTTGGGATAAATTATTGGCTGCTTCGGCTAATTTAGTGCCTTTTAACTTTAAGTCTAGATTTTTGCTTTCTACTCCTAAACCTTTATTTTGTATAATTAGTCTTTTGTTTTGTAATTGTAGTAACTTCTGCTCTTCACTTAATTCTGACTTAGCAGAGCCACCTCCACCTCCTCTACGGCCTCCTCCTGTTCCTTTGTTTAATGCGTTTACATTTCTACTAATACTGGATAATTTAGTCTCTAAATCTGTTACCTGATTCAGATTCTTTACACTTACATCTATCTCAGCTTTATATGCCACGATCCAGTAAAAATTGAATATTTATCCTATTTTACATTAAATAAACTGATTAGCACTATCTCCTACGTCTTATTTTTTCAAACTCTTTTTCTTGCTCTTCGTTTATTACTTGAAAGTATGCACTCCAGCCTATAAGTTCCTGCTCTGTCATTTCTCCTATTTCGTGGAGCGTTTTGCCTAATTCTTTAGCTACTCCAAATTTGAGCATCATCCAGTTATCTCTTTTTAACTGGCTGGCTAGGATTTTGGGTCTATTGTTTCCTCCTCCTCTGCATTTATTACTGCGAGCATAAGAGACTGAAGATCGCTGTCCTTGACTTCGTTTTTAAGAACGTCTATCTCTCCTGCGTTGAATAGTTTTGTTCCGTTTTCATCTAATGCTTTGTTTATTAATAATTGTAAAGCAAAGCCATTTGAGTCATCGCTTCTTACTTGTCTTTGTGCCCTCTCACGCTCTGCCATTGTTAAGGGAGTTACATACATGACGAAGAGCGATCCATCGGATAGGGTTACTTCTTTCTTGATTGGGTCGAGATTCGCAGCTTTTCTAAGTCTGTCGAGAGCGTTCATTGTCGCCATAAATTTCGTATTGTTTTTATTAGTGTACTTCATTATGCAATAAAAAACCTCGGATTGACCGAGGTTCATAATAATTAATAACTGCTAGTAAAATATTATGCAGTCTTAGATAGGTCGAATGTAGGAGCAGCACTAGGTCTGAAGGCTATCTCTACAACCTGTCCGTCATCTGGGTTTACGTTGAAACTTGCAGAAGTAAGAATAATATCTGCCAAAATTGATCTACTTGCGTTTTGATCTACGTTAGCACCACTCATCTGACGATCAATATACAATCTTACCTTTGCACCAGCTTGTTGACGTTGAATAACGTCTTCAACCATTCTACTGGAAAGCAGTGTGTCATCATCTGTTGAGTAAACACTAGCAGAACCACTACCATCAGCAAAACCTGAGATGAAGGTTCTAAATGGTGCAGTTTGAGTAACAGTTTGACCGATACTTGTTACGTCAATTTCTGCTCTGGTTATCTCAAAACTCCACTCTCTTACAGATCCAACAACTAATGGTGCTGTAAATGTGATACTTGCAAATGTTCCAGCAACGAAAGTAGGAGATGCTGAAGCTGTTACTGCTGCTCCTCCTGCTGTTGAGGAAACTGTCATAACACCAGTTGAAGCATCATAAGTTTTTACAAAGTAATCTGCTGGTGGGATACAGTTGGTTATTGTAGATCCCCCTGGATATGCAAGTGTTACTGTGTCATTTACTCTATAACCCAACTGAGATCCGACAGTGATGTTTCCCCCTGATGAAGGAAAAGCTGATGCTGTAAGAGTTGTTGCACTTGTACCAGCAGGAGAATAATATAACGCTCCCGAAGTACCCGATAGAACTGTAGCCATGATTAATAATTCTAAGGTTTGAACATACGGGTACTACCCGATATGTCTATAGGATAGCGTAAATCTATGAAAAGATTCAAGGAGTTAACTGAGCTTGAAAATTTGTTTCTATTCTTGACATGAAGAATGGATACAGCCCCTTCCTGGATTCCTGACCACCTTCGACTGTTGTGAAGCTCGGTCCATCAATCTGACCCATGCGTAAGTAGACTCCGCTTGTTGATTTTGCTGTATTGTCTAAAGTATTTAGGGTTGTAAACGCTGTTGTAGCAAGAGTTTGGTTTCTAGCTGGTCCTTTATTCTTTTCTGTGCATATTCTTGTTATGATTATTCCTCGAATATGATTATGAGAAGAGGTAAGTGCAGTTTCAGTTGTTAGTCCAAATTTTATGTTTACATGAATAAATTCATCCACGCTATCAGATAAAACATTGTAGAAATTATCAAAAAATACTGGGATTGCAGGACTTAACGCACCATAGTTGGTCTGAAATGGGGTTTCGATGGCTGTGCGTACAGATTGATAATTCATTTGAACCTATTAAACACGTTTTTGAAAGTAGTTTCTACTTCTTTCTGCATCCTACCGCCTTTTTGGGCATAGTCTGTAAACCAATCTAACGGTGCGGTTGCGGTATTTGGTCCTGTGAGATCCTCTACTGCAAGACCCCTACGATCTCTTCTCTCACCAATTATTTGAGTCTTTAAAGGAAGATCAAAGTTTGGGTTATTAGGTGGTCTGAAAGTTTCTAAATCTGCTGCTTGATCTGCATAATAGACATCATTTCCTATTAAAAAAGTAGACTTTCCAGCAGCTAGTACTTTACGCACCGAATTTCTTGAAGGTCGTTTACCGAATAACACAGGAGTTGGATTTCCTTCTTGCTTACTTCCGTTAGCTAATAGACCATATTGTTCCGCGTTTATAACATAAGAATTTGAAAAAAGTCCTGTCCATCTAGGTCCTTCAGCTTGAAGAGTTTTGACTACTTTTTCTGTTGCCTTAGAGGGGGCAGTGTAGCTTACTAATTCTGCCACTAAGTTTATTTTTTCTATTAGTTTTGGGATTTCGTTTATAGCCATTATTGTGGTCGTGCCAATACCGTATGAAGAATTGGTTCATCCCCTCTCTGTGTTTTTACATCTACTATTCTTGCCACTTTGGTTGCTCCTGCCTCTGTGTATTGTATTCGATCTCTACTTGTAGGAAAGTAGTTACCGAGTTCTTCGTTACCAAATATTACCTGTACGTCTGTTGTCTGGGATGTTGATTGAAACTCTGTAGCTGTAACACTGGTTATGATTGCTTTAATCTCTACATTTGTGTCCGATCCACCGACTTCACCTGTTGTTGCGTTATAAGTCTGTGAGGTAGCAGCTTTTATGTAAGTTACATCTATGCCGAACTGATCCAGTAATTGTTTTGGTAGGCTTTTGAAAGTGTTGTCTATAAATGACATATTATCCTCGTACCACTCTCATCTGGAAAGATCCTGCACCGCCGATCATGTATGCCCCAAGGTAGCTTTGTAGCCAGGGGTAAACATCAAGAATGTTGTTTACTGAACCTGTTCCCTGACTTGCAGTGTTGTACTTTACTTCAAGATCACCGAGTTTTACTTCAGAAAAGTTTCCATCTTTACCTGTTGTGCCTGTTATTGCATCTGTATCATTTGCTAAAGCTCTGGCTAATTCATATTGTGCATATTTAATATTATTTGGAATTACAGTACAAGATAGTTCTACATCATCTACCTGATAATTATTTCTAGGAAACTTTAACGCCTGACCTTGATCGCATCTATCTCCAAAATACATAAAACTATCAATCCATCTTGTTGCAGCTATTAATGCTCTATTCTTTTTATCGTCCTGTTTGTTATCCCATTGCGTAGAACTTGGGACAGTTTCAAAGTATGCGTCTGCTTCAGCTAATGTGACATAGCTATTAGCATT